CCGTCAAGGGACATGGTCACACAGATCGAAACCGCGCGCTGGTCCCCCGATCCCGAAACCGTCGCAACCCTTGAATTTATCGTTGTTTCCCTCACGGCCCCGGACGATACCGGCGCCTGCGAGCTGCAACGCATTTACGAGCGGTGCGCATACGAAGCTGAACGCGACGAGGCTGTCGGGGCCATAGGCTTCAAGCTGGCCGCAGCGCGACGGAAACACGTCTACGTCTGGTTCATGGCGGATTGCCCCGATGATGGCTGGTGTTCGTTTCATCTGGTTTTGTCTGACCGGCCGATCACTCGGGAAGACGTCCGACGAAAAGCGAAACGCAGATACTCGCTGAACCTGCTGAAAGAGCGTTCGGAGTGGGTCGGCCCACAAAGCAAAGCGCCCCCGGATTTCTCCGAGGGCGTTTGACTTAGGCCACTTTGTTCCAGCGCTTCTCAGCGAGTAGACGGGCCGGATTGATTACCGGCGCCACTTGCCTGTGATCCTTCATGGCCCTTGCAAAGCCGAAGCTGGCAAACACGTTGACCAGCGAGATGAAGAAGCAGGCGGGCCAGAGAGCCCAATCAGGGGCCAAGGCGTATTCTGCGTTGAGGTGTTCCAGGCCCACGTGGTTGAGCCCGGCCTCGATGCAGCCGAAACCTACGCCGAGGACACCGGCAATCACTGCCGTGGCGTAGTTCTTGGTTTCCCAAGCCTCCATCACGCGCTCCACAGCGCGGGACAGAAGGAACACAATCACCACCATTGCGACGGTGAGCAGTGTTCCGGGAAGCCAGCCCTTCGACCAGAAGCCGAGGGTAGCTGTGACAACAGACAGGGCCACAAAGGCAAGGCAGGCCTGTTGTTCAAAGGTTTTTTCGTCGGTATATTTCGTCATAGCGGGGTCCTTTCCCGTTAGACCGTGGGTGAGGGGCTGAAGCCTCCCCGCGGTCGCTGATTTTCAATCTGCTCTCCAAGCGCGTTTTGCTTGTGCAGTGACATCAACATACGCATTCGCCTGTTGCGGGATACGTTACAGCCTCAAGTTACTTGGCTGTCTCCAAATCACATTCGCGCGAGCTTACGCAGAGGAAGGCAAGTAATGGCCTATCCCAATCCGATCATTCGATACCGCGAGAACAACCGCGAAATCTTGCGCGGCGTCACGAAAGACCATCGTGTTGGGAGGTTCGTCTTGCAGCAACGCGAGAACGAGACAGGCTTGGCCGTCCTAGACTTCACAGACGTGTTGAACGGCGCAACGATTACTGCCGCTGTCACTGACAGCAACATCAGCGGCTCTGTCGCTGTCTCATCCGGTCAGGTCACGCTGACCACGACCGGCCTCGGAATGGGATACGGCGACACTGACATCACGGTCACGTTCTCAGATGGACGCGTGCGCATCGAGAAGCTGCGGTACGTCGAAGTGAACGGAAACTGGCGCAGCGACTATGGCTGGACGTATGCTTCGTAACCGCTCGGGAAGCGAAGAGGGCGAAATGATCGACAACCGTTTCTTAAACGTCACCGCAAGTGCCACGGCCCAGCCAATCAACGCGACAATCAAGTTCCGCGATGGCCGTACGGTCGATGTCAGACTGAACGAGCGGACCTCAACTGGCGGCCATTACGAGTTCGAAGATATCGAGAGCATCACCTATTACACAATCGAGGGTCTGGACGCCTCAATAGACGTTGGAACAACCAGTGAGTGACCTGAGCGACCAACAGGAACGGTTCTGCCGCGCTATCGTCAAAGGCATGAGCCAGCGCGAGGCTTACCTTGAAGCCGGATACAAGCCGAGCAACGAAAACGCGACAGACGCCGCAGCCTCGCGGTTGTTAAGCACTGTTAAGATACAGGCACGCATCGCGGAGATGCGCGAACCCATCGCCAGAAAGTTCGAAATCACAACGGACTTCCTCGCGACCGAGCTGCTGAACGTCTGGAAAGCCTCGATAGGCGCAGACGACAGAACCAACGCGCGCCAGGCGCTGATGGACATCGCCAAGCTGACAGGCCGGATCATCGATATGAGCCGCGTGCAGGCTGAGAACGTCAATTACAACCTGTCCGCAGATCCCTTGCCGGCCGAGGAATGGGAGCGAGAGTTTGGAGACGCGAACGCTCTGGGCGCCGCAGCCGGGTCCACAGCACGCGCTCATTAAATGCCCTGCGCGGGAAATCCTGTTCGGCGGGGCGCGCGGCGGCGGCAAGACTGACGGCATCGTTGGCCGGATCGGCCTGCGCCAGAAGATCATGGGCGCCAACTATAACGGCGTGATCTTCCGTCAGGAGATGCCGCAGGCAGACGACTTGATTGAACGCAGCCAGGCCGTCTACGGGCCGCTCGGCGCGCGGTTCAACAAGGTGCAGAGCCAGTGGAGCTTCCCTGATGGGGGCAGGCTAAGGTTCAGGCCGCTCGAAAGCATAGACGACGCGGCCAAGTATCAGGGCCAGAACCTCACCGATGCGGTGATTGAGGAAGCGGGCAACTATCCGACGCCCGACCCCATCGACCGCCTCTGGGGCGCTCTGAGGGGCGCGAACGTGCAGATGCTGCTGACTGCCAACCCGGGCGGCGCTGGCGCTTCATGGATCAGGCCAAGGTTTCACATTGACGAGTGTCCGCAGGGAATGCGGATCTTCAGGGACGCGCTGCCCAACGGGGCGGAACATACACGCTGCTACATCCCAAGCCGGGTGACGCAGAACCGGGCGTTGCTGAGCAAGGACCCTGATTACGTCAACCGCCTGTATCTGGTCGGCTCCAAGGAGCTGGTTCGCGCCTGGCTGGATGGCGACTGGAACGCCATTGAAGGCGCGTTCTTCGATTGCTGGGGACCGCAACACGTTGTCAGCCCTTTCGAGGTGCCGGCCGAGTGGCATTGCTTCCGGTCATTCGATTGGGGCAGCGCCAGCCCGTTCAGTTGCGGCTTCTGGGCTGTCGCAAGCGACGACCTGCACCGGCCCGAAGGCGTCATCCCGCGCGGTGCGCTGGTCAGGTTCAACGAATGGTACGGCGCCAAGGGACCGAACAAGGGCCTGAAGCTTACGATTGAGCAGGTGGCCGCTGGCATCCTCGAGCGATCCAAGGGCAAGCGCTTCGTGGGCTGTGTCGCTGACCCGGCCATCTTTGCCGAGGATGGCGGCCCGAGCCGCGCCGAGGTGCTGAGACGCAACGGCGTGGCGTTCAAGTCGGCGGATAACAAGCGCGTTGGCCGTAATGGCATGATGGGCGGCTGGGACGAGATGCGGCAACGCATGGTCGGGCATGGCGGCCGGCCGATGATCTACACGTTCTCGACCTGCAAGGACTCAATTCGGACGATCCCGTCCCTGCCTCACGACACGACCAGGCCGGAAGACGTGAACACTGACGCAGAAGACCACGCAGCAGATGAATGGCGTTACGCCTGCATGTCGCGGCCTTGGATTGCACCGAGGCCGGACGCAGGACCGGGACGACCACGCGACTACAGGCCCCCACCAAAGGCGGACAATTGGCGAGTATTGTAAGCATGTCGCCTAAGCCCGACACGGGCGAGGACGGCGCCGAGCGCATTCGGAAGATGGTGCGCGAGTATCTCGATACGATGGAAGAAGCCCGCGACCGTGCTGCGATGAGCCGCGACTATTACGATGGCAAGCAGTGGACGAAAGAAGAGATTGCGACCCTCAAGCAGCGCGGCCAGCCGCCTATCGTCTTCAACCGCATCAAGCGCAAGGTGGACAGCATCCTTGGCGTCGAGCGCAACCGCCGCACCGACCCCAAGGCTTACCCCCGGACCCCCAAGGACGAGCAAAGCGCAGACATCGTAACGCAGGCGCTGCGGTTCGTGTCGGATCAGACGCGGCTCAACAACATATTCTCAGGCGCTTTCGAGTGCGGGATGATCGAAGGCGCTGGCGCTGCCGAAGTCATCATGGACGGCCCCGAGGACATTCGCGTCAACCTGATCCCTTGGGACGAGTTCATCTTCGACCCGAGAAGCAGCCGTCACGACTTTTCGGATGCGCGCTATCTCGGCGTCCTCAAGTGGATGGACGCTGACGACGCAATCGCGCTGTACCCCGACAAGGGCAAGGAGATCGAGGCGGGCATAACCGGCTCCGAGAAAGCTTTCGTTGCTGACCAGTCTGTTGACGACAAGCCGTCGTCCGGAACGTGGATCGACCGCAAGCGCCGTCGTGTCCAGGTCTGCCAGCTCTATTACAAGCAGGGCAGCGAGCATAACTACGCGGTGGTTGTCGGCTCGACGCTCGTGATGGATGGGCCATCGTATTACCGGGACGAGAAGGGCAAGACGGTCTGCCCAATCGAGGCGTTCAGCGCCTACGTGGATCGCGAGAATTGCCGTTACGGCGTTGTCCACGACATGCGCGGGCCGCAAGACGAGATCAACCATCGCCGCTCCAAGGCCGTTCACTTCCTGCACTCGCGCCGCGTCATGGCGCAACAGGGCGCCGTTGCCGATGTGGGGCAGGCCAAGCGCGAGATTGCCCGGCCTGACGGCTGGGTCGAGGTAGTTGACCCGCAAGCCGTCTCAGTGCTGGACACAGCGCAGGAGACAACCGGCAACCTGAACATGTTGCAGGAGGCGAAGGCAGAGATTGACCTTCTCGGGCCTAACAACGCCTTGCAGGGCAAGGGCACGGAAGGCGAAAGCGGACGCGCCATCATCGCGCAGCAACAGGCGGGGCTTGCCGAGCTCGCGCCGCTTTACGACCGGTTCAATGACTTCAAGCTGCGCGTGTATCGGGCCACATGGGCGCGCATCAAGCAGTTCTGGAAGGCCCCGAAGTGGGTCAGGGTTACGGACGACGAGCAGGCCACGCAATTCATCGGGCTGAACCAGGTGCAGGTGGACCCGATGACGGGCCAGCCGATGGTACAGAACGCCGTGGCGCAGATGGACGTTGACGTGATCCTCGAGACTGGCCCCGACACGGTCACGTTGCAGTCCGAGGAGTTTGAACAGCTCGCCCAGATCATGCCGCAGTTGGCCGCGCTCCCGCCGCCCTATGCGCTGGCGCTGATCGAGGCGTCATCGCTGCCGGCGCAGCGCAAGAAGAAGATGACGGAGCTGCTGTCGGGCCAAGGCCAGCAGCAGGACCCCGAGGCGATGGCGATGCAGAAGCGCGCAGCCGAGGCCGAGATTGCGGGCAAGGAAGCCGAGGTCGAGTACAAGCGTTCGCAGGCTGCGGCGACGATGTCCAAGGCGCAGCTCGATAGCCAGTTGGCCCCGCTGCAACTTGAGATGGAACGTCAGAAGCTGGGCTCCGAGGCTGAGACCCGCGCGCTTGAGCGTGAACGGATGATGCTGGAGCGGGAAAGCTCGGAGCAGGAACGGACGTTCAAGGCGCAGGAAATGTACACGCGCTCGCAGGAGAGCGAGCAGCGTCTGGCCTTTGATCGTGAGCGGGCAACGTCTGAGGACAATTTCCGGTCACAGGAAGCTGCGGCAAGGGCCAAGCCCGAACCCGATCCGGCACTTGCGAAGATGGACGAGATGAACAGGCAGTCGGTCGAACAACTGACGGCGCTGGATGAGAAGATCGGGCAGCTCACGGAAGGCATTGTTGCCGTGGTGCAGGGGCAGGCGCGGCTTGAGCAGGCGCTTTCGGCTGAGAAGGAACTCGTCCGCGATCCCAAGACCGGCAAGGCGCTGGGCGTGCGGATCAAGAAGGGGAATAGCTGATGGCTGCGGGCGCATGGCAAGTCTTCAACATCGCCAAGGAGAAGCTGGCGGACGGGACGTTCGATCTCGACACCAACACATTCAAAATGGCGCTGACGACGGATGCGCAGGCGCTTGCCGCGACCTTTGCCGGCACGTCCACGAACGCGCAGTATAGCGACCTGACGGATGAGGTTGCGAACGGTGGCGGATACACGACGGGCGGCAAGACGCTGGCGGCAACGTGGGTTCGCTCAACTGGCACGATCACATTTGACTGCGATGACCAGGCGTGGACCTCCAGCACCATCACGGCCAAGTACGCGGTGATCTACGCGGACAATGCGGGTGTCGATGACCTGCTCTGCTTCTGCGAACTGGACACGGGCCCCGGCGTCTCGACGGTGTCTGGGACGCTGACGGTCGCGATAAACGCCTCTGGCGTGTTCACGCTGGCTTAACCCATGGCACACGTAACAGGAGACCGCGTCAAGGACACGACGACGACCACCGGCACGGGCAACATCACCGTGTCTGGTACGGCGCCCACGGGGTTCCGCACGTTGTCGGCTGTTGCGACGGCTGATGGTGACACGCTGTTCCTCGCCATCGTGGGCGGATCGGAGTGGGAAACCTCGCTCGCAACGCGGGTGAGCGCGAACGTCTATACGCGGACCACGATCCTTGCGAGTTCGAACGCTGGCGCGGCGGTCAACTTCGCGGCGGGGACGAAAGACGTCTTCGTCACGCTGCCTGCCAGCAAGGTCTCGGACCTGAACTATCCCGAGGGCGTTTATGCTCCACGGAGACAGCAATTCTATGTAGACTTCGCGCTAAACCAGTTCTCGCTTGCTAACAACACCGCGCTCGCGAACGGACATTGGGTTCTTGGGGTGTTCAACTCCATCGGGCTCGCTCGCGTTAATGCGGGTGCGGGTCGGCCTGCGTTGCGCATAACGAAAACCGCCACCAACCACATAACGAACATATCACCCAACACTGCCAACATCGGCATTCAGGACGTCGATGCGATGTCTGCCGCCCGCCTCAAGGCGCGGATTGCTCCCCGTTCCAACGCCTCAGCAGCCCCTGACGCTACCGACGACTATTTGATCGCCTGCGGGTTCTTCGACACGCTATCCAGCTCACCCCACACTGCGTCTGGCGATTGTGCGTTGTTTGCCTACTACCAGTCCGGTGGAAGCGCCCGACTTGAGGCTCGCACCCGGCGGGCAGCTGGATCGTTCGAAGTGACGACGCTGACGGCCCCAAGCGCCTCGACGTGGTACACTTACGAAGTGGTTGTGACATCTGCGGATGTGAAATTCTACATAGATGGGTCGCTCGTCGCGACGCACACCACGGTTCCAGACGGGGATGTGGGCGATGGACTGCGCTATCAGTCAAACGCTGGAACCTCTTCGCGCACTACCGACCTCTTGTTCGTAGCGTCATCCTTTGAGTGGGCGTCTGACGTATGACCCAAATCGAAGAACGCATCTACGCGCAGGAACAGGACGGGACACGCCGCCTTGTCCGCACACAGTTTGTCGATGTGGCGCCGGTCTCCGATCCAACGCCAGAGCCCACGGCGGGCGAGAAGATCGCCATCCTCGAAAAGCGAAACGCTGCGCTAGAGGCCGCGCTGATCGAGAAGGCATACATCACGCTGGCTGAGGTAGACGCGAAGGTTGGCGTCGATGTGGTCGCAGTTGAGGTCGTGAAGTGATCTGGCTGGCGCTCTGGGCGCTGGCTGTGTGGTTCATCGTGCGTGTGTTTCAGGTCGGCGCGAGCGGGGAACGGTAAGTGCTCGGGCATAGTGCGCTATCAGAAGCCCCGCTAAGCACGCTCCCAGCAGCGGCTGGTGGCGGTACAGACGCCACAGCATCCCCCGGCGCTGGCTCCTTAACGCTCCAAGGCTTTGCGCCAACGGTCAGCGCAGAGCAGAACGTCTCGGTATCGCCGGGCATAGATACGCTGGTCCTGACGGGGTTCGCCCCCACGGTCAGCGCCACACAGAGCCAGACGGCATCGCCTGGAACTGGCGCGCTGGTCATTCAGGGCTACGCGCCAAGCGTCACGGTTCCGACCAGCGTCAGCGTGACGCCGGGAGTTGGGGCGCTCGTCATCACCGGCCACGCGCCGACAGTTGATAACGGGCTGTCGAGCGGCTCCAAGAGCGGCGGCGTTGCTGAAGATCCCTACTACTACAAGAAGCGCAAGAAGAAGCAGCCAGAGCCCGTCTCCAAGGATTTCGGGGACGACTGGCAACCGCCGACACCACGGCCGGCAATCCCGCCGCTTCCCGCGCCGCAAGAGGTATTCGCGCGTCAGGATGCAGCGATTGCGCGGACGCAGGCGCAGCTCACAGCCGCGCTGGAACAGCTCGCCCGGCAACAGGCCGAGGCTGAACAGGAAGACGAGGACGAGGCGATCATGCTGCTGCTCGCGGCGTAACGCTTCCGACAATCAAGAGATGAACGACCCGCCCTGATCAGGCGGGTTTTTTCGTACCCGCCGCCGGGGTCAACGGGCGTCAAACAGGACGCCGCTGTTTCGGGCGATTGCGTGACGACGACGAAAGGTCGAACGATGAGCGATGAGAAGCTGAACTTTCTGGACGCTGAAGAACCGGCAGCCGTAGCGCCTGAGGCAACGCCTCAGACCGTGGAAGCCGCACCACCAGCCGCACCCGAGCCCGAGCCGCAAGGCGATGGCAGGGCGCGTGATCCGGAAACAGGGCGTTTCGTTCCCATCTCCGCGCTTCTAGATGAGCGCGACAAACGACAAGCCGAGACCCGCAAGCGGGAAGACCTCGAAGCCC